TGTCGAGGTGTGAAGAAGGATGGAAAACGTTGCACGCGGCGAGGTAAAAATGGTGGATATTGTGACACACATCTCGTTCAAAAGAAAAATGTGCAGCCGGTCGCAGTCGTGCGAGCGCCCGGTCCGGGACATACACACAGTTTCCCGCCCATTTTTATGCGAGGGTGTCCAGCGTGCGAAAACGCGTCATCATCAAACAAGCTTATAGATTTGAAGGGTATACTATAGTAATGAACAAGTCCGATATTCTACTACATGCCATCAACAACTTTTACGGTGAAGACAAGAATAAATCTACGCTACTGAACATCCTAGACAAAACGAGTGGTATCTCTCTTCGAAATCTCGAATGGTTTATCACAAACTATGCGAAGAAGAATCATACGAGTTACACGACGACCGATGGAAAACTCTTCACGGTACATTGTGCGTATAAGTCAAGTCTCGACGGCTATAGCAAGCGATTCTTTGACCCGTTTTGTCGATCTCAGAAGTTTTCATATACCGTTCCGGGAACATCTCAGGAAATTCAAACGACGCTCGCGCAATTGAATTTCATCAAATGGTGTATCAAGAATAACATCATCGAATATATCAAGGATAATAAGACGGTGTTGTTTAATAAGCGAGGGACATGAATCCCTTTGAGAATTTGAATGTTTGATATCCAGTATAGTACATATGTAATGAATATTGATCGGTAAGTCCACTTTTTAGGTTTAATTCTATGTTTGTTTTTTCTGACTTTATCTGACTAAAATCCAGGCTTCCCGATGGTTCCACATTCGCAGGATACATCGAGAAGGAATATGTATATATATTTCTATACGGCCTAGACAATCTCGCTTTGAAAGGTGTCATATATTTATAATACGAATGATTAGCACTTGTAATATTTGGAAGATCGTTCCCGTTAATGTAAAATTTTGCCGAATCCATGACTGGATAAAAGAATGCATACAATTGATCGAAATCGAGCACACTCGAGAAGTTGAATCTATTTTGGAAATAATAGTAATCTGCACCCGTAGATCCCGGAATCTCATACGCATCCAGATACGCTTGGTCGACTCCCGGACCACGCGCCTCTGCGTCATCTTCGAACTTTTTGTTACGCAAAAACCAGTGTATGGTTTTGACTGGAATCGCCGGTACTAAATTATTCTTTACGATTGTTTTGCCGATTTCAGTCTCGATTGTCGGGTGTTTCTTTACTATATCTGTGATGAATGTTGTATCTTCCGTGATATAAAATCGCCGTTCGGCCGGGTCGATCGTTATCTCTTCCGTGACTACATGGAATTGTGGAAGTGTTAACGTTGAATTCGTATCCGAGAAGAATGTTTGTTTATGAAATTCAATCTCGAATTCAAGTTTTTGTTTATGAATCGCACATAAAGGAAAATAGGGTCGGTTGGGCTTGTTCGTATCGTATTCATCACTCGCATACTTTCTCGAAAAGAAGAATGGAATCGGGATGATGACATCGGATTCATATTGTGCATATTGAGGTGTATCGACCGCCGTGTCATAGGGAAGCATACGGTTAATCAAAAACTTATTCGTAATCTTCTCTGACATTTCAAGATATAACTCATCATACATGATCATCCAATCGTCGTACACGGTTTCAATTTCGAATTCGTCGACGCGCATCGTGATGCTCTTTATCAGGTGTCGACCTATCTGATCGGAATAGTTCCGACCACTCGGGAGCGCTGGAAGTGTGATACTTATGTACATATTACTCAAGAGATCACCACCATTTTGAGGATTCATCGTCACCTTAATGCGTTCATTAAATGGCCATGTGAGTTTTCCTCCTGGATTGTATACAGTCGTTGTTTTATGAAAACGGCTAAAGTTGGAATGTCGCTTCTCTTCGTATTTAAATAAAGAATCATCCGGTTTTCCGGACAATAGATATGTATCTTGCTTACCGAGTGCGTTCAGGGACAAAATTGCCCCGGTGCTCGCGCCACTGACGTCGCACATACTTAGTCTATGTCTACAAATTTTTAATATCGGTTTTCCACATATCGATGTGACTCGTTTTTTCCATAATTTTGAGTTCGTGCGTCGCGGTCTTCGCTTCGTCGATGAGTTCTTTCACACACTCTTCGGTGTACTGAACAGTCTTGATGTTGAGAAGATAGTCGTATGTGCCTCCGATTTTGGGGAAGATTTGAGAGAGTTGTCTTTCGAGATCATCCCTTTTTCTTTTGAAAACAATAATATCACCCTCGATGACCATCGTCACAAACTTGGATTTATAGCCACACATCGTCGCACGCGTCTGAAGAACTTTGAGTAAATGTTCTTTTCGTTTGATGTAGTGTTCGAGTCGAAGCTCGACAAAGTCTTTGAGAATTTCTTCGGCTGAATTATACTTGTGAATACCTTTCGTCGGGTGGAAGAGGTGCATGTTTGAAGTGTGGAAACTCTTTCTCAACTTGAGATCCTTGACCAAGTCTTTCCCGGAGTATCCAAAGATTTCAAAGTCTACGTCATCTGTCGTGGAATTGTTTGTAAAGCTCGTGATCACCTTCTTCTCTACGAGAGTGTCCAAATACTCCTTGTAATCCTGTGTCCACCGTCCGGGTGGAAGTTCGGTAATCTTGAGTCGTGACCCAGTGTCATGCCAAATACCCTCGGCAATCCACGAACCACTTTCATCCTCCTTGAAAATCTTACCCTTGAAACCTTTGAACCACGGTCGCATCTGTGTGAAACCACGGCCGTCGAGTGCTCTTTGAATGTTATCCTTGATATCTTTTGGATTGAATGGAGGCACATAACAACTGAAACCCGTACCGATACCTTCTGTACCATTCACGAGAACCATGGGAAGTGTTGGCATGTAGAAGTCTGGCT